CGATGATTTTGTTTCGTTGGCTTTTATATCAAACTCACAGAACCAAGGACAGTATTCCCAGGATCAAAGAATGGCTGGTCGTTTGTGTAGCCGTATTGTTCCTTCTTCTAGGGGACGCAACATCTATTTACTGGGTGATGGATCCTACACAGATAATCAACCTTCAGATTTTTCTTACATAACTAGGACCTACTATGGTGGTCACGACAATGCAATAGATGCTACCGAAGTAGCATCGTTGATAGCAGCAGGATACGGAGAGTACATTTCATGATTCATCAACAGACCCACCCAACATTGGATGTAGAAGGATGCTTTGGTTGCAGGGTATCCGCTATCCGGATGGGTGCCAATACAACTACAAGTCGTGGTGCGCAGGTTGAATCCGTAAACAAAACTGAGCGTGGATGGCAGAAGGATATGCCGGCTTATAAGCGTATGAGGCGTGAGGGTCTACAACCAAAGAGTATCGATGGTGCTGCCGAGGTTGAGAAAAAAGCAGAACACAAATGGCAAGTAGAAACAGGGTTGGGATTATGATTGAATATCGCGGCGAGAAATTTTCTGGCTATAACAAACCAAAGAAGACTCCTGGCGCCGGCAAATCTCATGCTGTGCTAGCAAAGTCTGGGGACAAAGTAAAACTAATCCGGTTCGGTCAGCAGGGTGTTCAGGGTTCTCCAGATGGGTCCGCAAGGAACAAAGCGTTCAAAGCCCGCCATGCCAAGAACATTGCTAAAGGTAAGATGTCCGCAGCTTACTGGGCTGACAAAGTCAAATGGTAAGATTTCATAACAACTAATCAGGAGGAAACATGCCAAAAGTAGGAAAAAAAGAATTCGCTTACACCCCAAAGGGTATGGCTATGGCCAAGGCTGAAGCTAAGAAGAGTGGCAAGCCAATGATGAAAACAAAAATGAAAGCTAAGAAAAAGAAATAGTGACAACAGCAGCAACGGTCATCAACAAGACGTTGCGGCAACTTCTATCTGGAACGGTGGAGGCCCGCAATAGGCTAACCACTACTATCGATTCTTCTACAACCAGTGTTGTTGTTGACTTCTCGATTGAAGGTCTACGTTCCGGACAGGTTTGTGAAATTGATTCGGAGATGTTTTACATCTGGTCTGCTGATTCTGCCACCAAAACTTTAACGGTTCAACGTGGGTTTAACGGCACTACGGCGGCAGCTCACACCTCTGGTGCAATAGTGACTGTTAGTCCTAGGTTCCCTAGGGCGCAGGTATTAGAAGCTATCAACGATGAGATAACAGATCTATCATCTCCGATCAATGGATTGTTCCAAGTAAAAACATTAAACATTACATACAACGGTAGTGACCGAATGATCAACCTTACTTCGGCAACGAATGTTATTGACCTTTTGTCTGTATCGGTTCGTTACATTGATAGTGATTACCCGCTTGCGCGCAAGGTGAAGCTTGTTCGCGATCTACCAACAGATGACTTTGCTTCAGGTTTTGCATTGAAGTTTGATCAGAACGTTCTTGCTGGTCGTCTTCGTGTTGTTTACAAAGCACCGTACACACTTGCTACATCAGAGTCAGATGACATCAATACTGCTGGCGGTATCCAAGAATCAGTGACTGACATTGTTACCATAGGCGCACAGTTAAGGTTGATGGCTCCCCGTGAAATCAAACGTAACTTTGTTGAGTCTCAGGGTGACACTCGCAGACCTGAAGAGGTTGTTTCTGGAGCTATTACTAATTCCGTTTCAAACCTTAAAGCATTGCGTAGGGATCGAATTATTGCGGAGGCAGCGCGTTTAGCTAGGGCGTATCCTACATTCCTAACAAGGGAATAATCGGTGTCAACAACTCTTACGTTTACAATCCCTTTTACGGGGACGCCTTCATTCTTTACTGGCGCACCGTTCAACACGTTGGTGCCTGATGTTTTTCCTGTTGCTATTGATGGTCGTCCTTTTTTAATTGATCAGAAATCTAATGCGTTTACGCGCGGGTTTGAACCTCGTGTCCGTGACTCTGTTGACCAATCGACTTCTCCCGGTGAGGCAGCTATTAACCCACAAGGTTTGTGGCGTCGTGGTGAAAGCTCTTGGCATTTAGGTGCTGGACAAAAGTATGCTGATGTGGCTAACGCTGAGGATTACCGTTTCTTTAAAAGCCAAGGTGTCAACCCGTGGACCAAGGGTGAACTATCGCTGCTTAATGGTGTAACCAAAAAACTTACATCAGCTAACACAAACCTGAACATGGTTGCTACTGATGAGCATGTCTATATTGTTGATGGTGCATCGGTAAAATATACAGCTGATCCTTTTGCTTCAAGTGTTTCTTGGACAACGATGCCATCTCAACCAACATCTGGTGGTTTACCTGTTGGAACGCCAAGAGATATTACTACTGATGGTCAGAATGTTTACCTAACTTATGGCGGGACAACCAGCGCAGCAGGTTTGTGGAAGATTAATTCATCACATGTTGCGTCCAACATAGCTCACAACCATGAGTTTGGGTATGTAGATTTTGTTAAGGGTTACTTCATTGTTACTGGTTTTAATGCAGACGGTAACGATCTTTACTTTAGCCCTGCAGGAAACGTATCTGCAGCTAGTTACGAACATCCTATTGCTGGATGGCAGTGGATTGGTTCTGCTTCTGGTCCTAACGCAATTTATATTGCTGGTTATGTTGGTGATAGGGGTGCCGTTTATAAACTTGGTATTGGAACTGACGCCGTACTTCAGAAACCTGTTGTTGCCCTTGATCTTCCAAACGGTGAAATACCTACGCACCTTGGTAGCTATCTGGGCGGAATTCTTATTGGAACAAACAAGGGTGTGCGTTACGCAACAGCGGACAACAATGGTGACCTAAGCGCCGGCGGATACATTGCTACGGGTAACGCAGTAAATCAGTTCACAGCCGAAGCAAACTTTGTTTGGTTTACTTGGTCTAACTTTTCTACCTCAGCATCTGGTCTTGGCCGTTTAGATTTGACATCCTTTACTGGAAGCGCATCTGCGTTTGCAACAAGCAACGTGCCGGCTTATGCATCAGACCTGATGGCTACAGACGTAGTATCCGAAGTAACTGTTGATGTCAATGGAACTGTTAATTCGTGTATAACTTTTAACTCAAAAAGAATCTTCTCTGTTTCTGGTAAAGGTGTGTTTGCAGAATCAACAGATCTTGTTGAAAGTGGATACATCGAAACTGGAACATACCGTTGGGGTATACCAGACCGTAAGTTCGTAGCCAAGTTTGATATTCGTACTACACCTTTGTATGGAACAATCACACCATATATTTCATCTGACAATAGCGACTTCCTTTCCATGACCGGACACACCGAGTCTTTGGATACAGAGTCTGTGGCTACTGGTCCACAGGGTAAGTTCATTGAAGCAAAGTTTAAACTTGTATTGACCAGGAAATCTGGATCTACAACCCAGGGCCCCACCCTTACCAGGTGGATGGCTAGAGCGTATGCTTCACCGGCTAGAAGTCAGGTGTTTAGGGTTCCATTGTTGCTTCACAATAGTCTTACCATCAAGGGTATTGACTATTTCATGGACGTCAATTCGGAGTTGTCGCTACTTAGGGATCTTGTAACTAATCCGCGCGTGATAAACTATCAGGAAAATACAGAAACATTTTCGGTTGTTGTTGAGGATTTGGAATTCCAGGTTCTTGATGGCTACCAACAGAGCTGGAACCTTGAGGGAACTTGCACTGTAACAATGAGATCCATACAAGACTAGGAGAATAAATGCCATACGCAACTAGAAGGGCATATGCCGGTGCTGCTGCTACATGCACTCTTTCTGCTGCTATTGCTTCTGATGCATCTACTGCATCTTTGACAGGCACTGTATCCGGATGGCCCGATACCGCTAATGGTCCGTTCTTTATGGTTATTGATCCGGGTCTAGCAACAGAAGAAAAAGTTCTTGTTGGTTCACGTTCGTCTACTTCGCTGTCTACGGTTAGTCGTGGTGTCGATGGAACCCAAGCTTCAGCGCACTCAACTGGTGCGGTTTGCTATCCGGTGTTTACAGCTGTTGATGCCGACCAAGCAAACAAGGTTGCATCAACCCTTACCACCAAGGGTGACTTGTTGGTTACCGATGGCTCAGTATTAAATCGTTTAGCTGTTGGAACTGCCAAACACGTTTTGGTGGCTACTACTGGTGCTACGAATGGTGTGTCTTGGACACAGATAGATGCTGATGGTATTGCCACCGGTGCTGTAACGTCTGACAAAATTCTTGATGGCACTATTATGGATACGGACATTAATGCTTCTGCCACAATTGCGCTGTCTAAGTTGGCTACTACAGGGACTGTTACTGCCACAACTTTTGTTGGTGCTTTGACTGGTACTGCGTCTAATGCGTCAAAGATTGATAACCATACTGTGTCTGTGGGAAACACTCAACCTACTTCGCCTGCCCTTAACGACATCTGGTTTGAAACAGCCTAATTTATGGCAATTGAATACGGTACCGCGTCTACGGGTGGTGGCGCACAAAACTTTAGAGTTGGATATGAATGGTCTGGTTGGACTCCTTCATCTCCTGACAACGCGACCGCGAGTGTTACGGGGACAATGCGGTTTTATGTTCGCAACGCAGCCGCAGTAAGCAACGACGTTCAAACTTTTGACCATGTTTACGGCAACGTAACTACTTCGGCTCCTGCCCAATTTGACATCACAAACACTCAGACTGTTGCTACTGATAGAACCATTGGTCCCCTAAGAACTGTTACGCATACCTACAGCAACTATCATTCTGCTCCTTCCGACTTTACGGGTTCGATTACTGGTTTGGGTTCATCGGCTGGTGTCCCTGGTTTTTATGTTGGCGGCGCGGCGACCAAAACATGGTCTATTCCTATCCCCGCACGACCAGCAACTTTTCCATCTGCTCCAACAAGCGTTAGTTCTACACCTGGGAATGGTTCCATGACTGTTACGTTTGGTGCGCCGACATTTTATGGTGGTTCTAATCCACCAGTAGGAGGGGATGGCGTAACGATTTCTGGCTATAGATACTCGATTGATGGTGGCTATGTCTATACGGCTGTGCCATCTAACGCAAGTCCGTTTACTATTACTGGATTAACAAACGGAACAGCACAAACCGTTTATGTTGTTGCTGATAACAATGCAGGTTTAACGAGCGCATCGGCAAGCACAACCGCTACACCGCGAACGGTACCTGGGGCACCAGCAAGTGTTACTTCAACTCCTAGTAATGGTTCTGTAAGTATTGGTTTTACTGCACCATCTTCTGATGGCGGAAGCGCAGTTACTTCTTATCAACACTCAACAGATAACGCTAACTGGACCACGACTCCGACTAATCCGTTTACTGTTAGTGGTGCAAATGGAACCGCCATTACCGTATATGTTCGCGCTGTTAATGCTGCTGGTGCTGGAGCGCAAAACAATGCAACTAGCACACCAAGAACTGTACCTAGCGCACCACAATCTTTCGCAGGTAGCAACACAACTTTTGGTCAACTCAGTTTGTCTTGGGCTGCACCAAGTTCCAACGGTGGTAACGATGTTAGTTCTTATGTTCTGAGGACTGGCGCAACTGTGTTGCAAAACACAAGTGCCACTTCTTATGTGCATACAGGACTGTCTCCGTACACCGACTATTCGTACACTGTTACTGCCGCTAACGCTGCTGGAGAAAGCACGGCTGCATCACTCACTGTCAAAACTATGGGTGGTGTAGCAAACGTGTGGAACGGCACAGCATGGGTGACTATTCTTCCGAAAGTTTGGAATGGCACAGCGTGGGTTAATGCGCAAGCCCGAATGTGGAACGGCACTTCCTGGGTGCATGGCATCTAGGTGCCACGTTCATCTCGTTGGCTGATATTTGCGCCTCTAGCAGTATTCGCTTTATTCCCACCAGCCGCTAAAGCCGATGTTCTCGGCAACTGGACATACAGCCAGTCCCAAGATTGTGGTGGGTCAATAGAAGTAGTTGAGAACATCATCACTTTGCATGGTCCCGACTATAACGGTTGTAGTGGTGGGGCGCATTGGGTGCAAATTGAAACGGTTGTGCCTGCTGATGTGAACACAGTTGACTTTGATTGGTCATATCAAACCAATGATGGTTGGGTGTATGACCCGCCACAGTACGGTGTCAATGGGGTTTACACGTTGATTACACAAGTCAACACTTCATCAGGAACTCTGTCTGTGCCTGTGGTCGAGGGTGACATTTTTACGTTCCGTCAATACTCAATAGATACCTGTTGCCAGCCTGGTCATCTGTCTATTGCTAATCTTTCTTTATGGGACACCACAACAATATCCACGAGTACAACGACGACCACTTCTACTATTGCACCCTCTACGACTGTGCCTGTGGAAGAAGAATCGACTACTACGATACTTCAAACAACGACCACATTGCCACCAGACACGACAGTGCCAGAGCCGACAACAACAACAGTGGTAGAAGCGTCAACAACAACGGTTCCTGAACCTTCAACAACAGTGGCGGAAACGACAACGGTTCCCGAAGTTGTGGACACAATCCCACCAGTTGTAGTCACAACCGTACCCGACACCACCATCCCCGATACCACCGTTCCTGATACCACGGTGCCTGACACCCTGCCACCAGACACCCTGCCAGACGCACCAGAAACGCCTGAGACGCTGCCTCCGGAGACCATTGAGGAAATACTAGGAGAAGTAACACAGGACATCCTAGAGGCTGTAGACAGCGGTGAGCCTTTAACGGAGGAGCAGTTTGACGCAGTGGTTGAGGCCTTGTCTGAACTCACGGAAGAACAGGCTATAGAACTTATTGACCAGATCCTTTCCACCGAGGTAACAGCTGATCAAGCTGAAGAACTTGCATCCAACCCTGAAATCCTAGCCGTTATAACTTATGACCAGGCAGAGGAAATCTTTGACACAATTGATGTAACCGAATTAGATAACACCCAGATAGCCGAACTTACGGAAGCTATTCAGGGTGCGCCTTTGGCTGTTCAAGAAGCCTTCGAAGCCACCATTGATATCTTTGGGGGGTTTGATGACTATGTTCCGACAGGTTCCAATATCCCTGTAGGTGAACGCCGTACCCTTATTGCTATCGCAGCGGGGGCAACCCTTACAGCAGCATCAACTAGAATGAGACGATAATGAAACGCCTATCCAATCTCATCAAAGATAACGCCTGGACATACGCGGGCACAGGTCTAGTTCTTATTACCCTATCTGGCCCTACTCTAAAGCAAGCGATCTGGGTGGTTGGTGTATCATTGGTATTACACGCAGCATTAACTCTCAGTACAAAGGAATGATAATGAAGAAAGCACAAGACATCCTCGGCCGCATCGTAGCAGTGTTCCTATCTTCGGCACTAGCAATCGTAGGCGGAAGCTCAATCATTGCACCCGAATTAGAAATCTGGAAGTCAGCGGTTTTAGCCGGCTTTGCCGCATGTGCGACCGTAGTTCAGAAGCTCGCCCAGTCGTCACTCGATGGCAAACTTACAATGGAAGAGATCAATAGCGCGTTCGGCGCAAAACCTACAGGCAATTAGGAATTAGGAATTAGGAATGACCTATCCTGTTGTACCTGTAAAACTTTGTAATCATCTAAAGACTGCCGTACCTGGCAAGTTGACTGCTGACCAGCTACGCAAGACCATTGGTGGAACACTTCATCATTGTGCTGCTGACGCATGGGAAGCAATGGTTGATGCCGCATCTAAGGCCGGTATTACGTTGACTCCGACTTCACAAGGGGATACATACCGCACACTCGAATCCCAAACTAAAGCATTTTTTTTACGCTACCAGCTAGAAGATACAGGCAATCCTGATACACGCACCTTTGAGGGCAAGAAGTGGTATCTAAAAAAAGGTCAGGCTTGCCTTGCTACACCTGGTAAGTCTCAGCATAACCTTGGGATTGCCGTTGATGTGGCTACAGCATCAGGCCCACGTTTGAAGTGGATGCTTGAGAACGAACACCTGTTTGGTTTCTCACATGAGGTTCAATCAGAACCATGGCACATACGTTATACACAAGGGAACAAAGTGCCTCCAGCGGTTGTCGCGTACCTGGCTACGAAAGCCGTATGACATGGATGCTGGTTGGTCTTACGTTATCGGTGCTGCTGTTACTGGTACTTTTGGCCTGCTAACCGTAGCGGTTGCTAAGTTTGCCAAGGAGAATCGTGCAGACCATGCGATAGTTCAAGGCATCTTGCGTGGCATGCACAAAACTATTTATCGTACAGAGGACAAGATCGACAAGGTCGCAGGTAAGTTGTCCGAACATCTGGAGCAACACCCGAAGTAGAGTTTTATGTGTGCCCCCGTCGGGTTGCCTCAGTCCGACTACCATTGCAATTCTCAGCGCCTCGCTACATGACATAGCGATCTACCCAGGTTCCCCTGTTTACGTCCCGCCCCGTGCGAAAGGGGTACGACCTGTGCGACTAGCCAGTTGTGATCGGTCACGATAGCACCATGCATTACATGACGCAACCTGTGTGATAAAGTTTCTTCGTGACCTCGGGGAGTTTGGATTCCCTTCCTTTGGCCCCGAGGTCACACTTACAAGGAGGGAACCATGAGCAAATTCGCTGAAGTATTAGGAAACAAAACATTACTATCCGTAGAAGACAGAGTCAAATCTGTACTCGACGAAGAATCTTATAAAGATTTTGAAGCTGCGTTAAAAAACAAAGGCATACCTTGTGCTGCAATATGCAGGGCACTGAAGGATATGGGTATCGAAACATCAGAAGCATCCATTAATAGATGGCGGAACAAATGAGTAAGTTTGAGGAGGTAGTTAATCTTGAAAACGAAATCTTTGAACTACGCAAAGCACTTAAAACATCCCAGCTTGCACATTCAAGGGCGAAGATTAACTCCAGTGGAGTTGTTGACGCGGTATATGCTGCTGCGAAAGATGCAGCTCTCGCTACTGGTAATGCGAGGCAGACACAAACGTTACCAAAGAAAGATACACGCAAAGTAAAAGCAGAGGTTGCATTAGTACACGCAACAGACTGGCAATGCGGAAAGAAAACAATATCATTTGACATAGCAACATTGTCAAAGAGAATAGAAACTTTTACCGAAAAAGTAATTGAGCTAACAACCATCCAGCGTGCACACCATCCGGTAAAAGAATGTGTGGTTATGTTGGGTGGTGACATGGTTGAAGGTGTGTCGATCTTTCCGGGTCAAGCGTATGAGATAGAAGCCCACTTGTTTGAACAACTGTTTGAAGTGACACGCATCACAGAGCAAATGATACGAAGGTTCTCATCTTTCTTTGAGAAGGTGACTGTTGTGTGTGAGTATGGAAACCACGGACGACTGGGCCGTAAGGGTGACATGCCTGGTGGTGACAACATTGACCGTGTTGCATACAAGATAACAAGCGACAGGACACAAGACCTAAAGAACGTGACATGGCAACAGTCTTTGGATTGGTATCAGATATTCCACATTGGTAACTACAAAGCTTTACTTGTGCATGGTGATGAGATCGGATCATTCGGTGCCATACTTCGCAAGGTAAGTTCATGGTCTACTGGTGTGGTGGAACCATTCGATGACTGCTATGTCGGACACTTCCACACACCAACAACATTGACCATGGCCAACGCCGGCCGTATCTTTGTGTCCGGATCACCCGAGTCACACAATGAGTACGCGCGCGCGTATGTAGGTGCAGTAGGGAAACCATCACAACGACTGCACTTTGTTGATCCAATCAAGGGACGCGTAACAGCAGAGTACACATGCTGGTTGTAAAGCCAATCCATTGCAACAAGTGCGACCATACTGTCGTACCTACTGCTGGATTATTGAGTGGATGTTTGTGCGATCCTGATAGCCCGACATGGATTGCTATCACCAACACCGGTCGTCTACTACACATGAGCCACGCCGACTACAAAATTTTGGAAAATCAATGATGTCGAGCGAAAATCTCACCTATATATACGTCACCTGGCGGGACGCGCACTCCGGCACCACAACATGGACGAGCCCGCGCGATCTTGATAACGATCCATTCATTGTGCGGTCGTCCGGATTTCTCATGCCGGAATCAGATGGTGGGAAAAAAGAACATCTAACCATCTTCCAATCGGTCACGCCCGATGGCGATGTTGACCACGTTCTCCATATCCCCATTGGGATGGTTGTCGATTTTAAATGTATCCAAATAAATCTTTCCGCTGAGGTTGCAACCGATATCTAATTCGTGATACATTCGTGTTACACAAATCAACACGGAGGGAATCATGAGATATCAAATTACAAAACCCGAACACGGCTCCGAGCATTGGCTCGCAGTTAGATGGTGCGATGAAGATGGCATGGCACGCATCTCAGCATCGGTAGCCGGTGCAGTACACGGAGAAAACAAATACACATCCGCTGCAGACCTAGCTATGGAACTGCTATCGGACACACCACCAACACCTATAACACCAACGCCGGCTATGGCGCGTGGAAACTATATGGAACCAATGCTTATCAAGTGGACGGCTGAGGTTGAGGGTATTAATCTCAACACACCCGAAGTCATGTACTGCTTTACTGAGCACGGTGCACGGTTGATTGCAACCCTTGACGCAATAGATGACAACGGTATCCCATACGAAGTCAAGACAACCAACAGCAGATGGACCGGTGTCCTTCCCCGTGAGTGGCATTGGCAAGGTGTACAACAAGCTATCTGTGTTGGATCAGACACCATTGAGTGGGTAATCTTTGACAACCAAATGCAGATACAGCGTTACACCCAGCATGTATCGTCTGATGACAAGCAGTACCACATCTTTAAGTGTCAGGAGTTCCTGGCAGATATCGACAACGGTATCCCGCCGGCAGCGTGCAAGCTGGAGTACAAACATGTTGAAGGTATGTACCCTGAGAGCACGGCAAAGAAGATGATGTTGTCAGAAGAAGCAACAACAATTATC